CAAAGTCATTTCCACAATACAACTGAAACATCAAACTAGTTAACTCATCATAAGTTTTTTTGTTTGGACACACCATCACTAGCTTGTCCAACGCCTGGTCTAATGCTTCTTCACTGCTTTTTTTAACAGCTTTACCCACAAAATATCCTTTTGTTAAAAGTTAAACTTGTGATTCGTTGTTCGGTGAAAATAAAGTGTTTTGAAAGCCCCACTTATTTCATTTAGGCTTAGGAATACGTTTTTTATTATTAAGTGATTATAAAATTATTTGCAAGTAAAAAAAAGGGGCCAGTCTCCCGGCCCCTATTCGTCTTCTCGGTTTAAAGGTTAACCATCCAACCTTAAGACTATTTACCGTTGAGGAGCTTTTTGCCCTCAGAGAGTAAATTCTGTTTCATGGCTTCGTAAGGTTTGCCTTCTTTTTTGGCTATTTTCCTCACTTCTTCGTCCACTAATTTTGCTATCATGCTGCCAGGTCTTCTAAAACCTTGTTTACCCATGGCTCTGATAATCGTGTATGATTCGATATCTACAGCACAAGATTTCCATCTATTAATGTCCATAGTCTACTCCTCTTTCTAATGTTCTTGATATTCTTTTGTTTCAAAAAAATCAAGTAATTTTATTTTATTTTTTTGGGTTAAACCAGAATTGTAAATTTTTTCAATAATTACAACATAGTCTCTTGTACTGGTTCCAGATAAAAACCAAGATGATTTTGTAGCACAAGCTTTTTTAAATCTTGCAAAATCAAATTGTGGATGTTTATCCGCTACAATGTAAGCATAGACCATAGATCTTTTTAATCTACGTTTGCTATCATCCATACCTAAAAAGTATTTTCGTAACTGCATCAGTTGGGCTCCAACACGATCACAATTTTCAATACCTCCTGCAGGAATGATGAAGTCACCTTTTTTAAAATCAGTAGTAATACGATTCCATAAAGATGCCAACCTCTGTAGTAACACTATACATTCAGAAACATTTAAACCATATTGATTCATTTTGTTTCTGCAGATTTGATAGTCTCTTTTATTTCTAGCACAGTGCTGATTTAAAAAGTTTTCCATCGACCAGTTCTTACGACCTGTGTTTAGTCTTGCAACATCCAAAGGATCATCAGAATCAATTATGATGTAGGGAACTTTTAAATCTAGTTCTTTCCTAGCTTGTAAAGTATGTTGGCCATCAATGACTTCCATATCTTTGTTTACACGAATTGGATCGTATAAATCTTTTTCTGCAATTAATTTTTTTAATTGCTTAACATGTCCTTCGTCTACTGGTCTATTACCTCTAGCTTTTTTAAACTTCGTGTAATCAGTAGTTTCGAAGTATTTATTTTTTATTTGTGTGTTCATATATACCTCCTTGGTTAGAACAACATTGAGTAAAATAATCCACCAATCATAAGTAAAAATACTTTTGGTGAGATTAAAGTTATGAATAGAAGTAGAAAAAAATAAAAAACATTTTTATTAATCATTTCTACCCCATTGTTCAATTGCGACTGAAGCTTTAATATCTTCTTCATCTTGAATAGCTTTTAATTCAGAATGAATTAGATCTGCTGCTACCCAATCATTGAATGGATAGACAGGAGCTGCATGATCAAATCTTAATTGTACAGTTGCTAGTCTTGTACGTTGATCTTTAAAATGTTGATCTGCCTCATCAAGCTCTTTGCCATCAACAGTTAAGTGTTGAGTTTTAGAAAGTATAGAATCTACTTTTTCAATAAATTCTATAAACTCTGGTGATTTAGAGTAAATGTTAATTTTTCTCATTTGACTCTCTCACTTTTATATTTGTGTTTTTCATGTTAACCTCTTATTAAGTTTATGAAAAAATATATAAACATTTTAATGGGATTTGCAAGTAAATAATAAAATAGGATAATATAGGATAATGAAATACATATTGATACTTCACTTATGCAGCATGATTACTGGTAAATGTATGGACCCATACATCCCTGGATATGAATTTAAAACACATTATGATTGTGCTATTGCTGGTTATACTAGCTCATTAGATGCCCTTAAAACACTTGCAAATGATGAAGAATATTTCGGTTTAGACCGAATTAACAAGGAAAAATTAGCTATAAAATTTGAGTGTAAACCCCTTGACAATGCTTAGTATTGCAATTGCTATCCTTTTTGATATATAATACCACATGAAGCTATATCGCGTCCAAGCAAACTATAAAAATATATATGTTGATGAGATGCTTGAGGCTGAGAACGATAAAGCCGCTCTTGAGATGTTTTCAAAGAAGGTTGACTCAGGAGATGTAATAGAACGTGAAGGTGCTGGGTTCCATGATCCTAATTTCCTTTTCGTAACCTTCGAGGAGGTTGACCGAGATGCAACTACAAAAGTTAATATCGGAAAAACTTCAGTTGGAGTCCAAGTGGGCACAACAAGCGTTGGAGCAGGGTAGAGTTACAACGGATATGAAGTGGATCGATATAAAGATCAAAGATCTAAAAACTAAGATCAATGATCAAAGTGTTGAAGACGCAAAAGCTGGTCTTTACGATATAGCTAGTTAAAAAAACTAGCATTTTTTTATTTTTTTCATTATATATCGTAGGCTATTTATGTCTCAACTCGTAAGTTTACACACTATATCCAATTATTGTTTTTTAGGTTCTTTAAAAGAACATTTTTTTAATAAAGAAAAACTTTTAAATGAAATCAATAATAGTCCTTTTGAAAAATATAATAATATTAGCAAATGTGATTGGGGTATAGAAAGAAAGTTTGAAAGAATTTATCAAAATACATTTTTTAGTTTGATACATCCTTATTTAATAGAAGCATGTAAATTAATAAATGCTGAAAATTTTAAGATGCATCAATTTTGGTTTCAACAATATGAAAAAGATTCAGAACATGAATGGCATATACATCCTTCAACTAATTATACTGGAGTATATTATGTAGAATACCCAGATAAAAATGCAAAAACTGAAATTTTAGATTTTAAAACAAAAAAAATATTTACCATGGGTGATATTAAAGAAGGTGACGTGTTAATTTTTCCATCTAATTTAGTACATAGAGCACCTAAAATTAAAAACAATTTAAGAAAAACTATAATATCTTTTAATATAGATTTTAATAAATTTAATATAAATGTAGATAATAATGACTAAAAATAAAATTAATAGAACTTCAAATATTGTTGATGATACAATTTATCTTTTTGATTATAAAAATTATTGGATTGAAGATACAGCACAAGGACATCTGATAAAAATTTGTCATGGTGCTAATGATAGAGTTTTAGAAATTGACTGCAGGTGGGATAAAAGAAAAAGAGATAAAAGTGGGAGAGTTGTAAATGACATTCGTGTGGAAACATCCAAAGTATTACGAAGAACTAAAAAAACTTAAAGAACAGCAAGCTGACGAAAATAATCAGGACTCGGAGAACAGTAAGGACACGGAACCTGAGAGCCCTCAGGAGTAATAATTGTTTTTATATTCTTACAAGGTAAGCAGCTAAGTTTATTCCTTGGCTTCTCCCCAGGATCGTCCAAGTGCGATATCAACTTTGGAAGGTACTTTGAGATCTTCGATTGCATTTTCCATTATCTCCTTTACAGCTTTTATATCAGATTCTTCATTAATTGAAAAACATAATTCATCATGAATTTGTAATAGTGGTTTATAACCTGCTTTATAACAATCAATCATAGCTTGTTTTGTTTGATCTGCAGCTGACCCTTGGATTAATCTATTTAAAGCCTTATAAGTAAAGGCTCTTCTAATGTTATTGCCATAAATGGCCTTAGCCTCCTCATATTGCATAGCTTTGTTCATTCCAAAGGTAGATGGCTCCCACATGTCAAATCGGCATTTACGACCCCTTATCGTGCGAATAAACCCATATTTTGAGGCAGAGCTAGACACATCTGTAGCTAATTTCTTAACAAATGGTACTCTATCACCATATTGCCTTAATAAAGCTTCAGCTTTATCCTTAGAAATACCCAACTCCTGGCCTAATTTATTTTTACCCATACCATAAAATAATCCTAAATTAATAGTTTTAGCTTGAGACCTAGTAATTCCTGCCATATCTGCCACAATTTGATGGAAGTCCGCAGATTCATTTTTATAAGCTTCAATAAACTCTGCTGCACCCTCGAAATGATCGTTCACGGATGCAGCATAGTGTGCAACAAGCCTAGGCTCTTGTTGTGAGTAGTCGAAACTACCCCATTGTCTACCTTCTTCTGGTAAAAACAAACTTCTAATTTTATCTCCATATTCTTTGTTTCGTGCAGGAATCTGTTGCAAGTTTGGGTTTGAATATGATAAACGTCCACTTACAGTTCCACCTTGGTCAGATCGTAACTGATTTATTTCGGAATGTATTCTGCCTTTGTGAACATATCTTTGAATGGAGTCTATGAATGTTGAATGAAATTTATTTATTTCTCTTGCTTCTCTTATTAGTTGCGCTATCGGGTTATCACAGTTCACTAGCCAGTTTTGGGTAAAGCTTGGTTCTTCGGTTTTCGCTGTCCGTGGATAGTCCACACCGATACGGTCAAACACTTGCGCTACGGATCGTGCTGCCCAAATATCTACATCTAAAGTTGTCTCTTGTTTTATTTTATATAACACTTCAGATTCTTTTTTCTTAAATTCTTTTTTTAATAGTGCTGCCTTTTCTTCATCTACTCTAATTCCAGTTCTTCTTGTTTCTATTAATATAGGGAGCAGCTCCATCTCCATCTCCCACACATCATGTAAACTTTGTTTAGTAATTTCTGTTTTAAATCTTTCCCATAATCTTAAAGTTAAACCTGCATCTTGTTCAGCATAATAACCTACATAACCTGCAGGGAGTCTCCACAAATCTGCTTTAGGATCGATACCCCATTCTTTTGCTTTTTCATTTAAAAATGTTTCGTTTTTAATTTCTCCTAAATAATCTTTAGCACATGCGTTCAAACTAAAACTGAATCTGTTTTCATTAATCAAAGCAGCAGCAATCATAGTATCAACAATTTTACCTCTGATTTCAAATCCATTTATTAATAACCAACCCACATCATAAGAAGCATTATGAAATATTTTAGGACAAGGTAATCTTAAAATATCTTGCATCCATGCCGTTGTAATTGCAGAGTCCATATTACCCCCTGCGTCATGAGCTATTGGAAAATACCATTGTTGACCTAGAGCTGCTACTGCAAACCCTACGATATGACCATCAAAGGTTGCCCAACCTGCGCCTTTACTTTTAATGTTTGGATCCTTAGTTTCTAAGTCGATTGCTATTTCAGTTGCTTTGGATAAGTCTGGGTATTCTGATGGACAAATCCAATCACTGTCATTGTATATAAAATTTAATTGATGAGTCATTAGTTTTTTAATTTTGAGTTAAATCCATTTTTTTTAATGTTTGTAAGTGCATTATCCCAAGGCATATCCACCAGAAATATATAACAATCTGCACAATAGTAAATTTTTTCATGAATAATAACTGCTTTATCTAAGTTACATTCTTCACAAATAATTGGTTCAAATAACTTATTTCTTTTTTTGATTTGGCTCATCTTGTATCTTTAATATTTCCAATTGACAATAATGTATTATTTTTTGTAAATCTTCTACACCATTTTTGTAAGGATATCTAAGCACATATTTAATTACATTACCTTGAAAAAAAGATAAATCATTTTTAGATATAAATTCGTAAGGTTGAATTTTAAAAAATTTATAGTGACTCCCCCCTACCTGCTTATCTTGAGGAAATGCATCCTCAAACATTGTTTTATTTACCATAAGTTGCCTCATATTGTTTAAAATATTTTCCTAATGGAAAATTATATTGATGATAGGTGCCCAGCAGATGGAGTGTTTGTTTAGATCTGGTGGCTCCTGTATACCAAACTCTAAGTTCTTTTACCTTATCTGCTAAATTCTTTTTATCAAAATGTGATGGGAAGTTGCACTTGCTCGCCAGGACAACATTATCTGCTTCTCCACCTTTTACTTGATGTATTGTATCTATAATTATTTTTGGTGGTTGTGTTAAATCTACACCTTCTGCCATTAATTTTTGAAAATATTGTTTATCTTTATCTTTAAACTTTCTCTTAAATACTTGATTCCATGGTCCTTTTTCATCTCGCATACCACATCTTAAGTGCAGCTCATCAAAGCTAAATACTTGGTTAGCATGAGCAAAGCTCCACTTCTTACTGTCCGTTGACCGGTAGCCGTGATCTATGTTCAATAAATACTCATACATGGTGCAAGCTTCCTCTCTAGTGATGCTGCCACCTTCACATATTTTTTCCCAATGTTGAATTGCATAATATTGATTAGGGTCAAATGATTTATTATTTTTTTGGTCTTGATAATATAAACCTAAATCTCGTGCCTCCTGCTGCAGCTCTTTCTTTACATCATTAATTCTAGCTAAGACCATCCAGTCTCCTTCTAAATCCCAAGGCACTTTTTTTAAACCGTTCCACCTGTAAATGGCACCTTCTTTACCATTAGATAAGAATTCTTTTTCGACTCGGTTATCACCCATACTCTGTAATAAAGTATTTGAGAAGAAATGTACATTTTTATTTAAT